GATTTTTATTTCCGAGTTCAAACGCTGGATTTCAACAACAAGGTTGCGGATAATCTGTTGCAGCACAACAGCATCCGTCCCTTTAAGGGAGTTAACCAAAGGAGTGTTCCAGTCTGAGTAGTTCATGTTTTAATAATGTAGTTAACAACAAGATATGGCTGCAAGTTATTGTGCGCTGTACCGCTACCGGTAGCATCCGAAAGTTTTGCAGCGTGGGGGTCAACACTAACGCTATGTCCGTGAGCCAAGTCAGCGTTGCTTGTGCCACCGCTGAATGTGTGTTGGTGCGAACCACCAGCATCAACAGAAGGGCTGGCGGTAGAACCGGCTTGGTTAGAGCCAGCCATAAAGAAACTTACACGTTGGTGACCGTGGCTAACTGCGCTACTGATTACGTCAGCAATAGCGGTGTGAGAGTGGCTACCGTTAGGGTCAACTGTTCCGCTAAAAGAGTGGCTGTGGTTACCCAAAGCGTTGCTTTGGTTAACCGCATGGCTGTATGCCGTAATGTTATGTTGGTGAGAAGCCAACTCAGCAATACTCAGGGCATGAGTCTTGGCACCACCGGTTTCACCCAACACATCAAACTCGGTCTGAGCAGCATCACGACCAGCAGGGACACGACCCTTAAGGTTAGGCAAGTTAAACGTGGTCGTACCATCACCAGCACCATACGCCGTGCCAATCAATGTAAACAACGCAGCATACGTAGCACGGGATACCGCAGTACCATCACACAACAACCAGCCAGTCGGAGCAGTAGCACCAGCAAACGCATTCACCACACCAGTAGGAGCCAACAACTGCACCGTTGCACTAGCCAACTTGTCACTCGTAATAGCACCAGCATCAATGCTTGTCCCCGCTGAAAGAGATTCAACAAAAGATTTGACAGCCCCAAAGTTGCTGTTCATCTCCGACGGAACAATAGTTGTTCCGACGACAAACGAATAAGGAATAGTCAAAGTAGCCATCAGCCCCCAACCCTTCTAGAGTTAAACTTGTATCCAATACTGTTGACCATACCAAGATTCTTACCAGTCCTAATGACGCTAGACGCAGCACCAACAGCCCAAATGCCAGTACCCCACAAAGCAGTACCCCACGTACTGATTGTCGGAATAGTCTGCTCAATATCAAACTCACGTTTCCAGTTACTATCAGCCTCATCAAAGTTATGCCACACCTTGACGTTGATAGACTGGTTAGTAGAAGATTCCTTCAGCACCACATCAGGTCTGCGAAACATCTTCTTCTGCATATACGAACCAGCATCAAACCATTTCGTTTTATAGTAACTAGCAAAACCCTGACCAGTAGTAGTAATGACATCTGATTCGTCAGCGTACCTGTCCACGTTGAGAACATACGGCTGTGTGGGGTGAGCCATTAGGCGATACTCCACATTGTTTGCACCACGGAAGTCACAACCGCCTACGACACCATAGTCGTCGGCGGTCTTGAACATTGTAAAGGCAGCAAGAGATGGGTCAAAAACAAAGTTGACAGTTGCAACCGTCGGGATAGAACCCGACTCTGCGTAAGGCAAGGACAACCACAGCCGTCCACCAATCCAAGAAACAGTAACACCTTCGGTAGAGGATGACGAAACATAACCCAAATCTATAATCGGTTTAATGTTCGTGGATACTTCCACGATGCTACTGCCATCGGTGAAGAACAACCCTCTACCAAGCGCATAGAAGTAAACACCATTATCTGCAACAGCAAACGCATGGTGGGACTGGCATCCCAACTTGTCGCTGAGTTGGATGACACCAAAGTTACTTGGGTCGTTGCCGTAAATAATATATACAGCGTTGGGTTTGAACACCACTAGGGAGCCGTTTGCGACAGCCATCCCCGTAATGCCATTCCCACCGCCAAGCAAATCAAAATATGCATTAGAGTTCCAGTTAGTAGCAGTACCAGTAATAGAATAACGAAGCCTGTTAGGGAATGTTGTTGTTGTACCAGCAACATCTTCTGTTGTTTGCCCAGCCCACATCCGGCTAGCGTGAACAGCAAGATGTTCACATTGAGGCATCTTAACTTCACTAGGCGTAGCAACCGTTTGCCAAGCATGAGGAGCGTAACTAGAGGCAGTAATCGGTGTAGCGTAAGTCTGACTAGTTTTCCACGAATACCCGCCGGACACAACAGCAGTACCTGTAGCAATATATAATGTGTCGCCCCACACCGCCATACAAGCACCATGCGGACTGTTGGCGACCACATCGTTACCAGCAGAAAACTGCAACGTGCTAAAGTTCCCACCAGTTGACCTGTAAACCTTAGTGCCATTAGACAGCATTACATTCGGAGTAGTTCCATCCCCGCTAAACGCTGTCAGTTTCTGCGGGTCCCACGTGCCACTAATCGCTGTGTCATTAATCCGCACCATCCCGCCCCTAGAGAACACTCCGCCTCTAGGGTCAATCTCCACATTCAACATCTTTGGCGATTCATTCTCAGACAACTGAAACTGGTCGGACCGAAGGTTCAGCCCGCCAGTAAAGTCTTTCTGCTCAAAAATGTTCAGTTCAGCCATTACTGTCCTACTGTCCTAGATTACGACCGAGAGCCTGCAACCATCCCTTGTAGGTGGGGCGACCAGCAGTCGCCCCATGCGACATAATCATTGGTGTATGGCTAGTCGGTTTGTTGACATTGGAAGCAGCCAACGCAACACCCTCATCAAACGACTGCTTATAGATAGCAGACATCTGTGCATCTTCCAACTGCTGATAAACCCTAGAGACAGCATAATACACCAGCGGAAAATGCAAACTCGGATGTGCGTCCACCGTGCCATCAATACCAACCCAATCAACCGGTTGACGATAGCCACGACAAGTCAAAGTTCTCTGATTGTTCGGCTTTGGATACAAGTGGATACGGTCATTCCACACCGCATAAAACATTGGGTCGCCAGCAATATCATACGCCCCAACATAAACAGCCTCAGCCTCATCATAACCAATCATCTGCAACCGGTTACCGACAGCAGTATTGTCCACAATAGAAACAACCTGAGCAATCGGGTCAGCAGTAAAACCCGACACCAAATACGTTCTACCATTAGGAATAGTTTGGAACGAGAAACTTGTCTCCAACCAAGACCAGCGATTATGCAAATCCAAAATACGGTAATAGCCGTCACGGATATAAAGGTCCAACAAACTATCAGGCAAATCGTCTGTATCAAGGTCCACAATCTGACGGACCTCACAACTATCGTCGTTGGCAACACACTTGTTGCCACGACCAATAAACGGTCCACTAGGCGCAGCAATACGAGAACCCGAAGTGGCAGCCAAACGGCTGCCATTTACGGGTACACCATGATATGCGTGGGCGGGGACAGAACCTGAAATACTCATCAAATATGGGTATTCTGTTCCTACTTAAGATTCATGCCTTGTTCAGCCCAAAACTTTTTGAAACGCTCAGCACGTTCCTTAGCACGAGGACCACCAGTTTCAGCCTTCTTCTTAATGTCAGCCCAGTTTGCCTTCACACGGGCTTCCTTGGATGTGGCATCAACCTTCGTTTGGCGTGCCTTATTGGCTTCAGAAGTTTTCTTCTTACTTTCCATCCGGCGCTGTTCCTTCTTCCAAAAACGCTCCTTGCCTTCAAGGCGCTTCATTTCGTCAGCCTCGTAGGCGTAACGCTGGTTCTTCTCCAACGGCACGTTAGCAGTATCCTTGGTGTTCTTAGGAATCTTGGAATACATCTTGGTGTTAACAGGCAACGGCACACCGCCATCGCCCTTCTTGCCCACAGTCGTAGAACCCATACTGGTATCACGCTGCTTCGGCTTTTCAACACCGACCTTCTTCATATTCTCAGCAGCCTTGCCAGCCTCCTGAGCCTTAGCCATCTCAGTACGCAAACGGTTCTGAGCCTGAGCCTCCTTCTTTTTCAAAGCAGCCCAACCCGACGACAACTGACGACCATTATTCTTCGGACCCTTAAACTGCGCCATAGCACGACGCACGTTACCCAACTCCTCCGTAGCCTTCTTCACATCACCAGTCGCCGTAGTGACACGAGTGCCTGCAGTTTTCTTCGCAGCATTAATAGCACTTCGGGCAGCAGCACTAGAACTCCTAGGCTTACTCACAGTCTTGGCTGTTGTGGCAGCAGCCTTTGCTGCAGCCCCCGCTGTTCGTGCAACACCACCGGCAGTAGCAGCCTTGGAAGCAGCACTAGCAGCCTTCGCTACAGCACCAGCAGCCATAGCACCTTTTGCTGCAGTAGCAGCAGCAGTACCCAAACGCCCAACAGGAATAGCACTAGCAGCCTGCAAACCCAAACCAGCAAGATTCTTATTCTTAATATCCTTAGCCAAACCAACAGCAGCATCCTTAGCAGAACCAATCGGGTCGTACGCAGGTTTGGCAATAGACTTGACTACAGCATCAGCAATCTTTGCACCCTTAGATACACCACGTGCAATATCATCCCAAGGTCCAGGCTTATTCTTCGGCTTGGCACCAACCTTATTACGGGCACTAGGGTTCTGCGACTTGGATTCACGCTTGACCTGCTGGGCACGCTTGGAACCTTTGGTCAACGTACCGCCAACATTGGACTTCTTTGCTTTGGCATAAGCGTCACCGACGGTCATCTTTTTGGCTGCCATAAATACTCCGTATAAATAGAAATGGTGGGGGGCTTTCTCCCCCCACCATTATCCATTGCGTTCCCCAACGCCTGTCGGGGACTATAGCATATGTTGACTAAAACCTAGGCGGTCTTAGCGGTCAACTTGCCCTGCTTCTCACGGTTACGGCACGTAAGGTTACCGTAGCACATGATGAGTGCGTAGCGGGCATCAAGGTTTTCCGGACGGACAAACTCTGTCTGCTGGAACCACTTGCCCGAGTGACCGACCAGCGTGAGGTACTTGCTGTTCAAGAAGAACATCGTACCGGCAGGTGCGTGGACATCGTAGGTCACAGGAGCAGCCTTGAACAGCAGGTTTTGGAATCCAGCGTCTGCAGTCTTGGTGTCGGTGTAACGGAGTTGTGGCTGGAGCAACGCCTCGTACTTTTCGTACAGGGTCTGCGTGGTCAACACCATGTCAGGGTGGTCGTTGCCGACCGACACGCTGTTGTA